CTTATTATCCCAATCCCAACCCTGTTATTATTCTTGTCAACATACAGAACATTAGTATCGACTGAGAAGTTGTTAGCTCCAAAATTAATATTATCATCAGCTCCTGTGTATGGGACATAAGCACCTGATATTTCTGTAGAAGTATTGTAATTAACAGAACCATTCCAAGAGCCGTTAAGAGAGTTTGCTGTTATATCGTTATCGCCCATATCCAAATTTCCAGTATGTCCTGCACTTGCAAAGTCTAAATTGCTTAAATCACTATGAACAGTTATCCCAGAAGGAGGGGGGCTTGAAGAAGTCTTTGTGACTGTCCCTCTCAAATCATCAAACAATAAACCATTACTTAAAGTTTGAATCGTATTAACACCACCGCTTCTTCTGATAACAACTCTTATAATCGGAATATAAACTAAAGAAACTAAATCGTCAGAGGGAAAGAAATTAACCGTATTTTCTATATCAACTTCGGCATCAATCGCTTTTATATATTCATTTGATGGTCTATCCTGAGTTACTACATACATCACTCCTGCGCCATCGTGAGTTACAGCCATCCCAAAAACAGCACTATAAAACTTATTATTTCCTATAGAACTTCCATCGTTATAGTTTGAACAAGCATTTAAAGTAAGATGTTGGTCGAAACTTCCGTCACTATGAACGTGAACATAAAGATCAGAAGTGGAATGATTATTAATTATATCTATAGAACTAAGTAAAAAATTTATAGTTCCAGTTGAAATATTTATCATATCTGTTGTTACATTAAAATCAAATCCACTTTTATAAGTTGCACCATCAAATAGAAATCTATTGAATAAACCTCCAATAAGATTATTAAGTGTTGATAATCCTATTGCGGAAGCATATGTAAAATTTGCCCCCTGCAAGAACGCAGCAACCTTCGGGGCTTTTAATGATAATGTCGTTCTTTTAGCTAAAATAGGATCTGATCCATCAACATATACAATCTGATTTAAAATTGGGGATGAGTTTGTTCCAGAAGTTATAATTATACTATCGGTATTTGAACTTAATATTGTTTCATTCTTGTCTATATTCACTACAATATTTTCTCCTGATAAAGTTGATATCGTAACATTACCTGTTTCTAAATTAAGTGTTCCGTTCAAACCCGTCAATGTTATATTCGAATTCATCTCATCCGTAATCTGTAAGTCCCTACTAATGTCGTGAAATTCATTATTTGAATCTCTCAATACTATATCCCCTCCCACCAGAAAATCATCACCGACTATAACATCTACCCCAGTAGTCGAAGTGTTACAATCAATCTGCCTATTTCTTGGCACTCCTAATAAATCCTGAAATGCCTGACAACTAGTAATATTTATAGTATTTTGTAAGGCAATAACTTCATTAGCAAACATAAAGCTTCTTGTCATTCCCGATGCTTGACCTGGCCCTCCTGGTTGCAGCCAGAAATGAGGCATATTAACTCCTGTCTGTCCGTCTGTATAGAATCCATAAGTTGTTCCATTAACTAAACTATTTGTAATTACTTTTTTTATTGTCATATTTGGAAATCCAATCTCAGAAACATTATTTAGATTCTTATCCTGTATATCAACATCCTGTGGTGATTTAAGTTTTACTTGCCCTGTTGAGTTTTCCCAAAGTAATTCATTATCATAAGCAACTAAAGAACAACCATCCTGAACCGAACAATTGTTTATAAAATTAGGTGCAGAACAAGTTAGATCGTCTCCTACTGTATTAACGAATTGTCCTGAAGTACAGGCCGCAGGATAGCTTGTTGTATTCCTCCATCCTAAACCTATATCTATTGGTAACCATCTTATATTAGGAGTAGAACCACCTGATGAAACTATTGGAGAAGTTCCTGTTACAGAAGAAACTCCGGCAGCACCACCTTGGCAGCAAGAACTTCCATTCCAGAGTAACCAATCCTGTGCATATACATTTCCTGTATAGTTGCAGCCTAAAAAAGAACAGTATAAAGTATCTGCAAAACCTTTAGTTAGAAAGTTCATAGTAGTTTCAGCCATAACACCACCTATTAAAACAACCAAAAATAAAAATAATATTAAATTTGTCTTTTTCATTGTTCATCCTGAGGCCCTAAATCATGTTGTTCTGGTTCTATGCCTTGCTTAAGTTCCTCTATCTTTGCTTGCTGTGATATGAATTCGTCATACTTCTTATTGCTTTCCTGCATTACATTTTTGAGGTTTTCTGAAACTTTTATATAAGCTTCTCCTTGCAGATATGAAATTGCTATCAATCCCATAATGACAATCCCTGCAATAATCCATGGACTGATTGCCTCTAATATGTCTTTCTTTTCATGAAGCCTATTCTTCCTTAATCCCATTTCCCCTTTGATTATGTTCACTCTACTATGGGGTAATGGATCAAATATGATTTCTCCTGTGGATTTATCGTAGCCTTTCTTAAGCAAGGTACAACCGTCTTTATGATATAATACCGAAACTTCCTTAAATTTCTTGCCCCAATAATCTACCGTTCCATCCTCTGGGGCAGGTGTTGTTTTCTTTAATTTTTGCAATTGATAAAATGTTGTTCCATGTTCCTTATCAACTTTTTCCAGTATATCCCTTGAGTAAGGAATTAAATCCTGTATTTTTAAATTTGAAATGATATCTCCTTTTTTATCTTTTAATGGTTCTCTTATTCCTTTACCAAGTTGGTATACTTTTGCTTTCCATGTGTTTTTTAGAGGCCTTGTCAAAACCCAAAATAAATATCCTCCCCCCCCTCCAACGATTGCTACTATTGCGGTTATTACGATTATTCCAATTAATCCCATTTTGATTCCCCCAAATTTGTTTTTTAAGCTCCTGTCAATAATTTCTTAACTTTCTGTAACATACTAGGTTTTTGTTCTTTTACCATCTGCCCTGGCATCATCTGTCCAGGTATCATCCCCATACCCTGATTAGGATTTATTGCGCCTGTTGTATGGTGGCTGTAAGTCGTTCCTAGCATCTTATTATATTTACCATCACCGGCCCCCATCATAACCAAGGCTGCTGAATGTTCCATTTCGTTAGCAACCCTTATCAAATCTCCATCATCCTTAATCCCTAACTCTGGTCTTGTACCTAAGTTAAGCCATATAGCAGAGATATGATCTGAGAGGATATTCTTATATTCTGCTTCTCCTATATCTGTTATTATGTTATTGTTTCTTGCATAGGTTTTCATAAGCCCTATACACCAAGCTGCACCTTGTATGCTCATTATTGGTTTAATGAATCTAGAAGAAATATATTTTCCTGCCTTTTCATCCCAAGTTAGACCTAACCAGTTATTAACAGTATCCTTAAGATATGGTGAGAAGTTAGTCAAATCCTTTAATAAATCTTTATGCTTATCTAAAGGTGATTGTCCACCCATACCATAAAAATCATCTGCAAATAAATCATCACCCAATCCATCATTTAAAGGATCATCTATACCTAAACCATCATCTAAAGGTTCTAGTTCATCTTCTGGTTCTATCTCTTCTTCAATTCTTTTTAGTTTCATTAACTAAACCTATCTGCGAAATCCTGAAACTTTGAGAATTTTCTTTTTATCTCTCCTTTAAGTCCAATAAGTCTTCTCTTAGCTTGTGGGCTAGTAGCTGTTGATTGTATTCTTCTGGTTAATCTCCTTGTTCTAGCTATTATTGATTTGCTTGTTCTTCTCTTTAAAGTCCTTACTTGTTTCTTTAATCTTCTCTTTTCTTCCTGTGCTGCTCTTATTTTCCTATCTTGTTGAAATTGCTTGTTTGCTAATTTAAGTAATCTTTTTCTTTCTATCTTTAATTGCATTATTGTTTTTCCCATTCTTACCTGCCTTTGCCTCTTAGCTTTATATCTGTTCTCCTTCTACGAAGATGGCCTCTTACCCTCATCTTTCTTCTACTTCCCGGCACTTTTCTTAAATGACCTTTTACTCTTTTTTGCATTCCCATTTTGTTTTACCTCCTTATCTTTTTTTCTTTTTATCCTATCCTCACTAATCTCTTCTTTAGTACGCTTAGGATTTTTCTTCTTGTGTAAATGTGAATATTTATCTCCCATAATTATGTCTCAAGGGTACACACGACTTTAGTCGTGTGGTGAATTGAGACTCACCTCTTGGTTTTCGTAAAGTTTATATAGTCTAATATATTTCCATCCTATATGAAGCTCGTTGCGACTATAAAGGTTAAGATTAAACATAATAAAGAATTGTTGGATATGTCTAACACTTTTCTTCAGGCTGTTCAGTATTCTATTGATAAAGGATTTGAAGCTAAAGTTAGCAATAGATTTAAGCTTCATCATCTTGTCTATAAGGATTTGAGACAATGGCTTCCTGCTGATTTTTCTTGTGAGGCTATTGCTAAGGCTTCTGAAAATCTTAAAGCTGTTAAACTTAAAAAGAAGCCTATTATGAAATCCTGCCCTATTAGTTTCAATAGAAATCTCTTTACTTTTTCCTTTGATAAGGTTAGGATTGCTACCTTTACTCCGAGACAAAGAAAGAATATTGCTATAAATATTCCTGAATATTATTGGAAGTATCTTGATTGGAGATACCAAACCCTTGAAATTATTAAAGATAGAAAAGGAAGATTGTTTTTTCATATCACATTCTCCAGAGATGTCAATACCACTACTTCTTGTCGCAACGAGAAAATAGTTGGTGTTGATGTCGGAGTAAATAATCTTGCTGTCACTTCTGATGGTGAGGTTTTTAGTGGTTATAAGACCAAGATTATGCAGTACCAATACTTGAGGAAGAAACTCCAACGTAAAGGCACAAAGTCGGCTAAGAGAAAGCTTAAAGCTATCTCTGGAAGGCAGAAACGCTACATGCGTGGAGTTAACCACATAATCAGCAAGGAGATTGTTGCTTCTGCTAATACAATCGTATTGGAGAACCTTAAAGGAATACGAAAAAGTAGGAATAAGTACAGTGGAAAGAGATTGAATAGGTGGCTTAATAGTTGGAGTTTCTATCAGTTGCAGGGTTTTATCAAATATAAAGCTGAAAGAGAAGGCAAAAGAGTTATCTTTGTCAGTCCTTATATGACTTCGCAAACCTGCTCTAACTGTCTTAAAATTGGTTCTCGATACTTTGATAGTTTTTTTTGTTCTCATTGTGGTTTTTCCTCACAATCTGATTTCAACGCTTCTTGTAACTTGCGTAGGCTTCACGTAACAAAGCCAAACGTCTCGAATGGTGAAGGCAAAGGTCAATTGACAACTGAGCCTGAGTTCAGGGATAAAAGCCCACTACTTTAGTGGTGGGATTATGTTACTATCTTCTTCCCCTTATTATTTTTCTTGCTTCTGCTCCTGTAAATATTCTTCCTATTTTTAGGAATGCTCTTTTTTCTTTTGGATTAGCTAAGATTCCATATATTCTTGAATATAAATCTGCTATGAAAATGAATCTTTGTCTTGGAATAACTCTTCCAATTAATCTTTTTAGTTTCTTTTTCTTCTCTTCATCATCTGGAAATGGTGGTACAAATTTAAATTTCAATTTTGGCACTAATTTTATTTTTTGTTTTGTTTTTAATATTCTCCTTAATAAACTTGTTTGTGCTGATATTTTTGCTTGTAAACTTAAAGATTCTTGTGCTAATACTAAACTTAATACTTGGGCTTTTGCTTGTTTAGATAGTTGTATTTGTTTTGATAGTTGTATTTGTTTTGATTTTGTTTTATTGAATACTGCTTTTGATAATTTTGATAGAGAAGATTGCCCTATTAATATCGAAGCTAATTTAGTCTTGCCTAATAATAAAGAATTCAATCCCTTGAATAAACTAAGTGCTTGGGCTAGGCTTTGGTTTTTCGATACCGAAACTGATTTAGTTGAAGATTTCATTTTAAGTATTAATAATTGTCTTGTTCTTGTTATTTTCTTAACTGCTTGGGTTTGTCTAGTAACTGCCACTAACCTTTGAGAACTAGGTATCTGGTTAGCTTGTTTAGATATCGTTTTTGATTTTGTTTTTTCTAAAGTTTTTAATTTTAAAACCTGTCTTCCAGATTTAAAATTCACTTGTCGTGTTCTAGGTTTCTTAACTGCTTCAAACAATACTTTTCCTCTATTATCTATTATCCTTACTCCGCCTTTTATTCTTACTACTCTTGGCTTGAATAAGGTATTTAAATTTATTTTTGCCCTCCCAACTTCTGCTATATCTATTTTTATTTGCTGCTTAACTGCCCTTAACCATTGTTTTCTAGAAGTGAAGAATCTTACTTTTCCTGTTGTTTTGTCTAAGAAAGGGTATGCCCTCTTTCCAAATCGTATAACTCCTTCATTAATTCTTGGTGCTTTTACTTGTAATCCTCTTGCTAACTTCTTTTCTATTGCTTGTTGCTTCCTTAGTAATCTTCTTTGCTTTTCTAGTTGGATTCTTTTTTGTCTTGTTGATAATTTAAATTGTTTTCTTAATGATATTTTAGGTTCTGCCTTAACTTGCTGCTTAACTGCCCTTAACCACAATTTCCTAGAAGTGAAGAATCTTACTTTTCCTGTTGTTTTGTCTAAGAAAGGGTATACTCTTTTACCGTTTCTTATAACTCCCTCTCCTGTTCTAGGGGCTTTAACTTGCAATCCTTTTTTTATTTTTCTTTCTAATGCCAGCTGCTGTCTTAGTAATCTTCTTTGCTTTTCTAATTGTATTCTTTGTTTTCTAGTTGCTATTTTTATTCTCTTTTTAAAAGGTATCTTGGGTTCTGCTTTAACTTGTCGCTTAACTGCTTTAAACCACAATTTCCTAGAAGTGAAGAATGTTACTTTTCCTGTTGCTTTATCTAAGAAAGGAAATGTCCGTTTTCCATTCCTAATAACTCCCTCACCCTGTCTTGGTGCTTTAACTTGTAATCCCCTTTTTATTTTTCTTTCCAATGCTAGTTGTCTATCTATAAATCTCCTTTGTATCTCTAATTGGCGTTTACGTTTCGGTATTATTTGTTTTAATCGTTTGCCTACTTTAACTTTTTTTGTTGGTGTTACTTTTACTTTAGCTTTCTTAAGTTCAAATGTAATTTGATTTAATGTTCTTTTTGTTACCTTAAAGTTTCCTACTCTCGCACCTTTCTTTAAAAATGAAGGTACTTTATTTCTAGATACAACTCTCTTTTCAAAGAATGTAACTCTTTTGCCTCCAACTCTTAAAACTCCTTTTTTGATTACAGTAACTTTACCGCCTACTGGTTTTGATACCTTTACCTCTGCCCCAATTACTTTAGCATTTTTTACTTGATTATTAAATCTAATTCTATTTGCCCTTGATACTGCTATTCCCCTTATAGATGTGACAGTAAGAATAATCATTAACACTCCTTCTGGTTCTCTAGGATCATGCATGGTAATAACTGCTTTAGGCACTTCCTTAAATGCACCGGTAACTATTTTTCTCTTTTCTTTATCGAATAAAGCTGCTATACCTATAGCTGCCCTACCCCCAATTATAAAAGGAATACCCGCTATATCTAAAGGTAATCTAAGCACCGCTTTACCAAATTCTATTCCCCATCTTGCACCTTTCTGAACAAAAGTTCCTTCTCGTTTTAATCTTTCTCTTTCTTTAACATTAGGTGAAATCCCTAATTTCTTAAAAACTCTTTCTTGAAATGATGTTAAATCCCTTTCTCTTTTTTCTACAAATCCTGCAATCCTTTCAGTAACTCTTCCAGCTCTTGTTAGGGGTTTTCCTTTTTCTCTTGCTTCTGCTTTAGCTATTACTCTTTGTATTTTCTCCTTAAAATCTTTTGATGTATCTCTTCTTTCTCTAGCTCTTGTTAATGCCGTTACACCTAGAACATCTACCCTAGCACTCACTGGAACTTTAGCTACAATCCTTGGTGATACTACCCCTCTTGTGCCTTTTTTTGTTATCCTTAATCCAAGACCTATACCTCTGCCTTGAACTATTGTTTTTCTTCCTGTGATAATATCCGTTGCAGTTATTTTTCCAGAAGCTTCAACTCTTACTCTCTTGCCTTGTCGTTGTAAAGTTTTGATAATTCTTTTATTTGCTCGTCTTACTGCTGCTATCTGTTGTCTTTCTGCCTGTGCTTGTCTTAATCTTGTTGTTAATCTTAGTTCTCCTGGAGTGGCTAAGGGTGTTCTTCGTAGTTCTTGCCGTCTTAATTTTATAGCTTCTTGCTGCATTATTTCTTTTTGCCTTCTGGCAAAAGCTCTTTCACTAGGACTTTCTAATCTTTGAAAAGCTGCTTGTATCTTTGTGGTTCTTGGTATAGATGTAAATGCTCTTCTTGGAAAATCTGCTGTGAATATACTTTGTCCTAATCTCCCAGTTAAAGGATCGACTATTTGCACACCTGTAACCTTTGGTTTTTTGTCTGGTTGAATAAAGGTTATACTTCTTCCATCAGATGTAAATCTAGGTAACCTTCGTATAAATTCTAGTCTTTGTCTGTCTGTGTCTAGGCCCATTTATTTACCCTCAATCCTCTTTCTGTTTTCTTCATTCTCTAAATATTTCATTAAATTGTTTAGCATTTGTTTTTCTTTTTTATTGAAAAGATAAAGCATTAAGAAATAATTTGAAGCTACTATAAAGAATATTCCAAAAGCAAAAAGAGTTAAAGTACTAATCATTTTTGATTGTAATTAAAACTATCCCCTCCTCATTTAGAAATCGCATTTTAATAAGAATTAGTATTACTGTTATATTAACCTTTCGGTTTTCTTTCTTTCTTTAAAATAAAAATATATTAATGATATTACAAATACTGGTGTAAAAGATATTATACCTATCCACATTACTCCTATCAATGATAAAGCCATATTGATAAGACTAAATCCTTCTTCCATAATTTCTACTATTCCAAACATATAACTAATAAAAGAAATAATAGAAGAACTAATCAGGCCATCCCTTATAGCTTTCTTTAATGATTGATCCATTTCATTCCTCCTTAACCATAGTTAGTTTTGATTTCATTTATATCCCAGTTCTTTTATAGCTTCCATAAATATTCCTGTTGGAGAATACTTATTTTCCTTAAGCCATTCACTAACATCTTTTGTAATCTTTATATTGATGTTAATGTTTTTTACTGCCTTTCTAGGATTTGTTTTTATTTTGTTTTTATCCATTTTGTTACCTCCTATTTACTTAGTAAAGAATAGAATAACTATATAGTATATAAACCTTTCGTTTTGTTTTTAGAAACCTTTAAATACAAGTAATATTTATTTGGTAAATAGGGGAATCCAAAATGGAAATTAATTCTAATGAAGTAGAGGAGAAGGTTGTTAAAGATATGAGTGATAAGTATAACGAAGATATTTCTAATATACAAGAACAGATAGATGTTCTAAAACAACAGATACTTATCAACCCTGATTTTATTATTAATCTTACTGAAAGGATACAGGCCCTGTATATTAAGCTGCATCAGAAGATGAAATCTAGTGAAGTAGTTATACAGAATAAATTAAGAAAGGCAATAGTTAAGATAAAGTTATTCGGTCATAAAAAAATTCTTGATGATTCTGGAAGTATAGTAAACCAAAGATTGATATATCAAAGTGGTTTTATTAAGTTAAAAAGAATGTTAGAGGAGAGAGAGATATATCTTAATAAGGTTCTTGAAAGAGTTGGTCTTACTTCAAAGCAGAAGAAAGAAAAGAAGAGGATTGTTTAAATGATATTTAAAAAAAGGCAAGATACAACTCAAGAGGATGTAGATGATATTGAAATAACACCAGGTGGTGGTAATAGTTTTAAAGATGTTTTAATGTCACAGTTAAGAAGAGTTACTCAATTAAGTTCTGTTGAATTTCGTGGGGGGTATTACACTACTGTTCCAACTAAATCCGGACAAGAGAAAGAAGTATATGTCCAGGATAGTAGAGAATCATTTTCTAATGCTACCTATGCTCTGGCAATCTTATTAAATCCAAAGTTTGATAAAACTATGCGAACCTCATTCACCAACTTTAACACTAAGCTTAAGAGAAGGCAAAAGGACTTTATAGATAAATCCTCTGTAAGTGAGGAAGTAATTTTGGGGGAGAGTTTTTATGGGGATGAAGCAGATAAGATATTGTTGGAAACATACCGCAATAAAAAGCTTAGGCTTCATCTCTCTTTATTTGTTGAACTCTCTAAACAGTTATTCAGATTGAATTATTTAGAGTTATCGGGAGATACATTCTGATGGGATACAAATGGCCTACAGTCAAACAAGTAGAAGGTCAGAACCCCTGGACTTCATATTTCTTTAAAAGAACTAATCAAAAGAATAACTGTATAAATTTGATTGTTACTTCTATGCCTGGTGAAGGAAAGTCTTATAGTCTTTTATCACAATTTTGTGAAGTTGATCCTGATTTTGATGTTAGTGAACAATGCGTATTCAAAGCCAAGAAGTTAATAGAATACTTCAGAGGCAATAGGATAGTCAAAGGAAAGCCTATACTCTATGATGAAAGCGAGGTTGATTTAGATTCTGCTGATTGGCAGAATGTAACGAATAAAGCACTGGGTGTTTTCTTTAGTACTGCAAGATTCCGTAATTATATATTTGGAACTACCTGCCCATTCCTTACTAGCATAAGCAAGAAGGTAAGAAAGTTGATGAACTGCCATTGGAAAGCCATGGGTTGGTCTAAAGGTTATACCATCATTAAACCATTCACCTTAGAATATAATGGTGATGTTGATAGGTTCTATCGTAAAAGATTATTGGTAAAGAAACTAGATGGTTCTACTACATACTGCAATCAATTAAGATTACCTAAACCTCCCTTGAATATAATTAAGGATTATGAGAAGATGAAGAAAGAATTTACTACCGATGTTTATGATGAACTATTGAGTGGTATTGAATTAAAAGAAAAACTAGATAAACAAAAAGCCTCTGGATTAAAACCATTAACTCCACCGGAAGAAAAAACATTGAATGTAATAAAGAGGGATGTTGATATTGATGAGGCCGCTATCCAATTAGGTGTAACCGTGAGTAATGTATATCAAACTATGCAGAGAATAAAGAATAAGGGCATACAAGTAACCGGTATAAGGGGAAATGATGGCAAAGTCCGAAAATATGAGATTATAGATTATAGGGAAACCAAAAAAGAGTAAATAGGTTTATTACAGTTCCCACACGCACCCATAACTCAATTTGTTTCTAGCTCATATCTGACAAAAATCGAAAGATATATATAGTAGTTATACCTTACTGCTCTATGGTATAATAAGTTTATACTAGGGCTAACAATGATACCTAACCAAAATAGAAGGGCAGCATGGAGTAGGCAGAAGGAACTACAGAAGAAGTATGCCTATGAAGAAGTACCTAGCCTGGATGAACTAAAGAATATAATAGATAGGATCAATGCAGGTAAGATTGATATAGTTAAACAGACTAAGAGAGCTAAGGCTTTATTTGCTATGTACTATCTTACTGCCTGCAGGGTTAGTGAGATAGTTAAGGTGACTGAACTATGGAAGAAGAAGTATGTCAAAGAAGGCAATATCTTTAGAGAGGTAGATAAGGAAAGGATACCTCATAACTACCCTGGTGTTAATAAGGGGCAGATTAAGTTTGGAACTGAGTATGACAAGCAATGTATGTATATCAGAACTGAGAACAGGAAACATAAGGAAAGAACCACTAAGAGGCAGCCTATTCCTATAGAACTAGAGATGCCCATAGTAGAGTTCATAAAGGATTATATAAAGGATCTTAATGATGATTCTATCTTATTTAACTTTAAGTCTAAAAGGGCTACACAGATAATAGTAGATAGCACAGACTTCAATGTCCATTTCATAAGGCATATCCGGGCTACTCATCTAGTAACTAAGTATGACTTCAATGAACAAGCTCTAATAAAGTTCATGGGTTGGACTGATGCTAGACCTGCTAAATACTATATGGAACTAAGTTCATCAGATATATTTAAACAGTTTTATAAGAATCGAAAATGAAAACCTTTAACCAATACCTAGAAAGAAAGATAGGCTGGATAGCAATCATACTCATTAGTATATTACTAACAGGCTGTTCTAAACCAATAGAGCTAAAGTGCCAGAACAAAACTATAAACAATACTATATATGAAATTACATATAATACAACAATAAAGGAAGTTCCTGGTAATTGCTCGAATGAAACTATATTCATAAGCAGCAGTAATAATTCCTGTGATATATCATTAATCAATCAAATCAATAGGTTAGAATCAATAATAAATAAGTGGGCCATGACTGATATAAACATTACTATTAATGAAACTAATTCTACCAATTCCACTTTAAATGAATCAGAATGACAACCCACATTATAACGGTAGTCCAATCGAAAGGTTTATATACTTGGCTATATTACCATACTATATGAGTGAAGGTAACTCAAACAAAGGTGATTCAAAATGAAACTAAAAACAAAAGTTGAAGTTTGCGGATGGTTGGTCTTAGCTGGAATTGTTATTTATGGCCTTAAGTATTTTATATCAATACTAGGCAGCTTCACTATATTTAGAAATGCTTTGGCTATGGTTGTTATGCTTATGTTGATTATTGCTATTAGTTCAGATAATGAAATAGCTGATAAGGTTCGGAGTGTTGGTTGAGATGATAAAAGAATTATTATGGTTGTTTGTACCATTAATGATGTTATCAGCTTTTGCTGGATTAGGTATTGCTTTTTATACAATGTTTAAGGGATGGTATTTTAATGCGTTGGCAGCAACTAATATCTCGGTTTTATCTATGTGTTTATGTCTTAGTTTAAAGAAGTATTTAGGAGGTTAAGAAGATGATAGAAATTAATACAATACTAGATTTGTTAGCATTAGGAAGCCTTATATTTGTAGGTTTATATATAATTTGTTAGCATTAGGAAGCCTTATATTTGTAGGTTTATATATAAATTGGACATTTTGGATAGAAGATGAAGTTAAGATATTTATTAAAAATATAAGTAAATTAACAAGGAGGACTAAAAAATGTGTAAAATAACAATAAAGAAACAGAAATGCTTAAGATGTAAATATGAATGGTATCCTAAGCCAAAAGATGGTAAGGTTAATAGGCCTAGAGTATGCCCTAAATGTAAAAGTCCTTATTGGGATATTCCAAAGACACAGTTTAAGAAAGGTGATTCAAAATGAAAAAGACAATAGAAGAATTACGGGCAGAGAAAGAAGAGTTATTGAAGTTAGAATCAAAACAAGCTGAATCAGAATTAGCAGAGAAGAAAAGAAAGGAATTAGAAAAAGAGGTTGCAACACTAAAACATAAAACAAGTAAATCTGGAAAGATAATTGAAAAGATAAAATCTATATCAACAAATCCTAAACTAAAGAAGGGCTTTTCAAAATTCCAAGACTTTGCAGATAAATATGGTTAGGGGGTTAAGAAGATGAAAACAGTTAAAGCATTTATTTTTTGGATGTGTTTGATGTTAGTATTATTAATCATTTCTGGCGGTTATCGATACATAGAACATAAAAGAGTTTGTAAATTAAATAATGAAGAATTTAATCTTTACGTTGAAGATAACTATAATTATAACATATCAAGAATAGTAAAATGTGATATATTACCTTGGTATAATTCATAAATCATTAGGGGGTTAAGAAGATGAAAACTGAAACAAAAATCTACATAATAGGTGTGATTGCCTTAATGATATTGATAATAATAAACTATCTTGGTGGATTTAAATGAGTTATTGGGAAAAGAATAAAAGGCGGCTGCTTCCTAAGATTAAGGATTGGAGTGATCCACATAATGAAATAAGGCACAGCAACAATGTAAGGGCCATGACATATAATGAATGGCTTTACCTTCATCCTTCTGCTTATCAGCTTATTTACTATGGGATGGACTGTATTGGTATGGTTATCTTTGGATTAACTTCTTTATTCTTGTATAAAATTAATTCTTCTTTTAGTGCTTTGTTCTGTTTAGTGTTTGTTGTAGCATTTCTATGGGATTTAATCAGAAAAATAAGAACGAGAGATCAGATAAAGGATTTAACTTTATATGATATGTTTATGAGGGATTATAATGGGCCTAAATGATTTGAATTTTGATTTTGATATAAACAAGATTATTGAAGATATAAGGGATATTATTTTTAAAACAGTAAGAGTAATGTTTAATATGGTTTTTGGCCTCCCTACATGGATTAAGATAACTTTAGCTGTTTTACTTGTATTATCTGCTATTGGTATTGCTTTTCTTACCTGGAAATACAGAGATCAATGGCGATATGTTAAATACTGATTCTTTTTTGATGGGTGAAAACACGGCTAATTTCTCTGTGAAATTATCCTATACCAAAAGGATTTTCCCACACTTCGTATGGAAAAAACCTCTTCAGGATGTTTTCTACCCCACTTTAACCTTTATCTTTTTAGCTCCTGGATAATCTTTAGATTCAAACTGAGAATCACTTTCAGAATTCATCACTTCTTTTACAATTAATTTCTCAGAAGAAAGAACTGCTATGTCTGGAACGTTGCCGTTTATTAATGGCTGCCTAACTGCTAGATACATCCCCATCCTTTCACTTCCAATATTTTCCCCTTACTCCGAGTTTAACGGAGAGTGATTTTTCTTATTCCCATACCTTAATTGTTTTCTATCAATATTGCTGTCATGCCCTAATTGTTTTAAGAATTCTTTATTATGTAAATCGTGCATATAACTACCTTTTTGTCTATCCCTTATGCCTATATCTCTCTTCTCTTTTATTCTTCTTGCATCTTCCTTATCTTTAACAATGTAATAATGTCCCATTCTATTTTGTAAACCATTACCTTTTTTATAAACAACTTCACAATCTAATCCTTTGATATAGAATGGTGATTTTTCATTCATAAGTATATTAAAAATTTTACTTGAAATAGCCCCTTTAAATATTAATTTTTTATAATATTCTTTTATTGATAATCTACATTTCTTGATAATGTGTTCTGTAATTTCTTCTATGTCACTAGAATTTTCAAGGCCTAAATGTTTATGTATTGGTTGAAAATATTTCCACAATTGTATCTTTATAGATTTATTTTGTTCTTTAGTAAATTTCATTTTTTTACCTCCAGAGAATTAGATTCACCCTTAGCTTTCTCCAACTGGGATATAAAGAACTCTACCTCACTATAACATTTCTTTATTCTTTTATGTATGTCTTGTACTGTTCCACCCAAGAATTGTTTTTCTTTCTTACCTAGAGTATTGTATCTTTGGGTAAAGCCTTTACTATAGAATACCTTACGAAATAATGCTACCTGTTGTTCAAGTCTTGTTACATTATAAGAGAAGTCATCAACTCTACTTTTGAAGTTAGGTATAAATTCAGTTATTGGCTTTCCCTTATTAGATTCTTTTATTTGGTGTTCTATTATTGCTTCTTCAATATCAGCTATATCTCTATTACCTTTTTTAATTTCTTCTTTAACTTCTTCTGGGGCTTTATTATATGCAATTATTGTATCTCTCCTATCATCTGTTTTGCTTAATTTCGATTTAAGAATTAAGTCTGCTATTTGTTTCTGCTCTTCTTTATCTTCTATTTTAGAAATAGCTAAAGCGTCTTTAGTCATTAAGATTCCTTCTTCTTGTTCATCCAATGATACTGCTTTACCTTTCTTTACTCTTTCTAAAAGTTCCACATCAAGATTATCAAGAATATTTAGAACTTGGCATATTTTTCCTCTTGCCATTACTTCCCCGTTTTTGTTAAGCCAAGAATAAATTTCAGAGATTGAACCTTTATCATATATTCCCTTTACGTCTTTGCGTTTAGCCTGTTCACTCGGTGAATGGGCTGATTGTTGTTTTAAATACTTTCTAATCACTAAAAGATTGTCTCCTTCTTCTCTAAACTTATTATTTCTTTGTGTTAGGTTTTCTACAACCATTCCCCTTAAAATATTTTCTTCAGAATAGTTATGGAGTGTTACATTAATTTCATAGTTCTTTCCAAATTCTCTTTTTAATGCTTCAACCCTGTGGTGTCCTGCAACAAGATAATATTTATTATCTTTTTTGAAAATAGGCAAAGCCCCCATTAATCCAAGTTCTTTCATATTGCTCTGTATTTTCTTTATTGTATCTTCATCTAGTTTTCCTTTATTAATTTCTTTTTTGAATGGATTAGCATTCAGTTCATTTAATTTTAGTTTCATCTTCACTCCCCCTTATGCTCATCAATAATCTGTAGCACAGTATCGTGTTTGTTCTTATGCCATAGCTCTTTCAACTTATTTACTTTAGCTTCCTGCTTTTCTCCTAAAAATAAAGTCATTTGTACCATTTTATTTTGCCTCCTTATCTATTAATTTGTTTACTAATATTTGTTTTGCTCTTGTATCAATTCTGATAATTACCCTTCCATTGGTAATGATAAAATCATTTATTTTTAAAGTATCAATAAACCCTTTAATCTTTTCTCTGGTATGGATTACTGTTGTACATTTATCAAGTCTATGTGTTGTCTTAGTATATATTTTATTTTTAGAACCAACTAATATATACTCTCCTTTTTTAACTTTAAATAATTCTTCTAAGTTCATTTTTAAAAACCTCCATAGTTTTATATGTATATTTATAAATATAGCAAGTATTTAAAGTTTATTGTTATTAAGAATGTAGATTTCTTTTGGGCTGAAAACATCCTGAAGAGGTAAAAGGAGTTACGAAGTTCTCCTTTTGCCTTTTGGTATAGGATAAAATCTTTTTCAGATTTTAGCCGTGTTTGAATCCTCCACGTTAAGTATTAGAATTTATGTTTATTTTCTCCATTATCTCTGTAAAATCTGTTTGTGGAATATTTGAAGCATATCCATCTATATTTGAACAATGTAAATCAACAAAGTCCTGGGCTTTTATTATCTCTTCATTGGCTAATCCCTGGTAATATTTTGCAGAAACAAACATTCCTGTAAACAATGTTGCAATTATTATCATAAGGAATATCCAGGTTTGTGGATCTTTAATTAAGGGCCTTATGTCTAAGACTTCCTTTAAAGTGTATGGAAACTTGTATTCTCCCTTATAGATTTCCTTTAAGAACTGTACATCTGTCTTAAGATCATTTATTATTGCTTTGATTATTCCCATTCTTACCCCCATTAAAAACTACTATGTGGAAAAAGAGGTGTTTAAAAACCACATAGCAGCTCTGCTTATTAATGCAGTTTGATTTCTTCTTTGACTATTTCCCTTATTTTTGATTCAAACTGTGTTTCTATCAGCTCTTTTGCTGTTTTACTTACGTTTTCTGTAAATTCATGTATTTTCTCTATCAATTGTTCATTAAGGCTTTGCTGATTTAGTTTAGATTCTTCTATTAATTGTTTTCCAACCGAATTAAATACTGCTTCATGTAAAGATTCTTTCGTCTCTGTAAATGCCTTCATTAAGTTATTCTTAGATGAGGCCATCTTTTTCTGGTTCTTCTCTCTTTGCGGTTACTTTTGGCTTTTTTATTGTTATCTTCTTTTTCTTTGGTGTCTTTGGTTCTGCAGCAATCTCTTCCGATTCTTCTGGTTCTTCCTGTTCCGGCTCTTCTTCCCCTAGTTCTCCTAACAGATCATCACCATTTTCTTCCTCTTGCATCTCTGCCCAGTATTCTTCGTTCATCTTCTTTGTTAAGAAATACTTGCTTTCCAGGGTTAATTCTTCCTTATCAAAGAATTTATTTAATTTTTCTATTATTTCTTGTTCTTCCATTTTTATTTACCCCACATACCTTTTTTCTTTCTGTTTCTTTCCCTAAAGTTTCTTAGGGCCGTTAATAGTTTCTCTAATCTCTCTGCAAAGTTGCCACCTAAGTTTATATCTACTCCTTCGTTCTGTTCCTCTGCTTCTTTTATGTGCTTCACCCAGTCCTGATGCTCTTCTTTGAATAAAGCAACTACTTCTTTTTCTAATGTTTCCATTTTGTTTTACCTCCCTTATTTATATTTATGTCTTTTTAATATGGAATATCCTACAAATATTATAAATATTATTATTAGGTATACTCCTAAGATCATCCATATTTTGCTCATTCTTCCTCATCTTGAATAAAGATTTCTTCAATAGTTAGCTTTTTAGCTATTTTTTCAGCTTCCTTTAAAGTCATAAATTCTTGGTCTAGGCTCATAATAATGTTCTCAGGATACCACGTACTTTAGTGCGTGGAGGAATGAGAACTCACCTCTTCTAGTATTGACATAAATACTGCTATTGCTAACATCCCAATCAACAATAGAATAAAACCAATTAGGAAAGTTATAAAATTAATTTCTAATACTAATCCTTTAAAGATTAAAGACATCCCACCAACAATTCCTAAAATAACAACTAACAAACTAATAACTAACTTTATGTCTTTTTTTGAATATATTTTGTTTTTTTCCATTCTTTGAAAACCCCTGCCTTCAGGCAGATTTACTTTGGGAAGGTGTTATCTTAACCTTTATTTTTAAGTTCTCTTGGTAAATCATTAATTCTTGCAGTTATCATAAGTGCAGCACATAAAACTACTCCACCAATATCTTTTAAAAGTACCAATACCATTCCTAAAATAAAAGCTATTATCCAAGTGATATGATTTATATTTGGTTTATCCATCTTCTTAACCTCCTAATCCTTTTTCTTATTGTGATTTATATAAGCAATAAATCTTCTCAAATATTCTGGAGTTTCAGCATATCCTGAAAAGGCTATATGTATTGGTGGGCAATAACAGGATGGTTTAATTTTACATATTTTCTTAAATTCTTTTTCAGTTAGTATTCCCATTTTTATAATAATGTTCTCAGGATACCACATACTTTAGTGCTTGGAGGAATGAGAACTCACCTCCTTTTTCTGTCTAAGATAATTTGGATTACCTATACATTTCTTCCAAATTGCAAGACATAACCTACAACCTATTTTAAATGGTATTTCTGAATTACTTACATTCTTAATAACATATAATTTGTGTTTACACATTTTCTTTTGAAAACCCCTGCCTTTAGGCAGATTTACTTTGGGAAGGTGTTATTCTCCTGGCAAATCCCTCCTAAATTCGTAATAAATCTTTTGGTGAGATTTACACCTGAATACTTTAAATTGCTGCTGAGTGATTATTAAATTGCTTAAACTACGTTCAGTCATTACTATATTTGAAAGCAGTAAACGATTTATTCTTTTCAATAATTCGTCTATTGTCCATATTTTATCGTATCCGTTTTTGACTACTTCAATGAATCTTTTGTAATGGATTTCTTTTAGTGGCATTTTAATCAATACATTTATATACTCTAACATATATATTCTACTATTGGAAGGAAGATGGAGTAATCATTCGTTGGTGCGAACTTGCTCCTATGCCTTCTTTTATAGCCATTTTCTTAAATCTTTTTGACTTAACAGATTATCTAACTTCTTGAATACCTTATTGTGAGTTCTTATATTGATGAGCAATTCAGTATCTACTTTTAATCTATTATTCATCATATCAATTATTCTATCTCCAATGGTATTAAATCTTAAAGATAGTTGATTTAGAGAAGCTGCTATCTCCGGAGCAATATCTTCAATGGCCCTGTTTTTGATGTAATTCTTTAAATGAACGGTTGGTTCTTCCGTACCGGCCTTTTTGAACTCTATTCCTTTCCCATATACCTTTTTGAAGAAAGTATCATGGATTATACACTCCCTGGGTATTTTATCAATAAATTCCTCTCCTTTAAGGAAATCTTCATATCTACTCCATACAGGCTTCTTAAACGGTATAGATAGGTCAAATTGGTGAGAAAACTCTTTTAAGGCACTATCTACCTTTTTTTGGATATTTTGCTTAATTTCATCAATTCTGGCGTTTATCTCGTTTATTGAGTTTCTTTCTATCCGGAATATTTCCTTTTCCCCGGCTATTATTGATTGAGAATAAATGGCTGTCAGGGTTGTCCGGCCGTATTGAATCGTTATATTTGGCTTAAAGTTCTTTATTGATATTAATTTGGTGTGATCGTTTATATTAAGTTCCATAGGAAGTTTAGAGATAGTACCTTTAATTCGTGTGGAAGTACTATTGGTTTTCTCTTTTACTGGAATTTGTCGTCTAAAGTTGTTGGGCCTCCAGAAGTAACAAAAGGTCTTTTTGGTAGTAGTCATACTATTAGATAAATCTTCCTGTAGAACTTTCTCAAATATAGGTGTACTTAGCTTATCTATATAGTCTTTTACTGTTTTATTGTATGCTTCTTTTTCTTTTTTCATTGTTCCATAGGAAATTGGGGACACTCTCTAAAATTTGGGGTGTACCCTTTGATGTTCTAAAATGTGGCAGGGCCTGCATAATACCACTAAATCTTCTTCTACTATTGGATATTTGTATTGCTTGTGATGTATATGTAAATCTTTAAGAGAACCACAGTTTTTACATTTCATCTCTAGTTTATCTTTAAATGTCAATCTTGTTAATCTATCAAAGTCACTTAATAATTTTCCTTTAAGCTTATATAAATAGCTAGGTTCTTCTTTAATTCTTTTCTGTAATTTCCTATCTAAATACTTTCTCCTTTCTTCTTTTACTTTTTCTGGATATTTCTTTCTATATCTTATTCTTTGTTCTCTTTTTAATATCCTTTCTCTTTCTTTCATAGTTCTCCACAATTATAGTTATTTCCTAAACAAGTAAATCTTATCATCACTTACTTTATAAAGTAGATATCCTGCTTCAGCTACTTTAAGATAATATTCAAATATGTTTTCTTTTGTTTTAAGTTTCTTTGGAAATAAAATCCATGCTGCTGACCTTGCTGCTGACCTTGCTGCTGACTTTGCTGCTGACTCTGCTGTTGACCATGCTGCTGACCTTGCTGCTGACTTTGCTGCTGACTCTGCTGTTGACCATGCTGCTGACCTTGCTGCTGACTCTGCTGCTGACTCTGCTGCTGACTCTGCTGTTGACCATGCTGCTGACCATGCTGCTGACCATGCTGCTGACTCTGCTGCTGACCATGCTGCTGACCATGCTGCTGACCATGCTGCTGACCAGTTACTAACAGATAAAACAACTATCTTTCTTTCTTTCTTATCAATCAATTTTGAGTAATTCTTCATAAGATTTAGAACATTTAGTGGTAGTTTCTTTTTCTTTGCAGATAACCAATTTATAGACTCTATCCTTTTAAGATATTCCTTGAATTCCTTTGAATTAGGAATTATTTTGTCTATCTCTTTCCAATCCATATTATCTGAATTCGAGCCATATTTCTTAAAATAACTCTTGTTTTTAAAAGGTTTGATATAAGATTCTACTCTTCTAGTGTGAGATAGCTTCGGTGTAAATACCTCTTTATCTGTAATTAATCCGTCTGTTGGATTAAATTCATATTTGTTTGTTTCATCATCCCCTATTTTATGCAAAGCTGATATTTCACTATGGCTATAACTTAACCCCCCTGCACAATATATCTTACCTTTTTTGTCTTGATTAAAACTTATTTTATTACACATTTCCATTACCTCCTAATCCTTTTTCTCCATTTCTTATTAATGAGGCCCAGGGCTCTTTTATTGATATTGCTTTCATCTTATCTTAACCTTTATCATACCCATCATCTAAAGTTTTTTCTAAATCGAAAAGTAATCTACTTTTAATGAATTCCATTTCTCCTATCATCAATTTAATATTTCCAGACGTCATTTTTCCAGTAGCTTTATATTCAGAACCTTTTTTAGTAACTTTAATCATCATTCCAAATCCTTCAATTGTTTCCATCTTAATCTCCTAATCCTTCTTATTGTATTTAACTTTAATTATCCAAAATCCTCCCCATATTTTCTCTAATAATTTAATGACAAATTCTGGTGGAAATCTTCCTACTGAATTTATTAAAGGTTTTCTTTTTAATTCTAATATTTCAAATCTTTCAAATAACTTTTTAATCTGTTTTTTAGAATAGATTTTGACTAAAGGAACATTTCCTTCCATTTCATAGTGTTTATGGATTAATTCTTCCCAACTCATTTTAAACAAATCCCCTTTGATTATTCCAAAGTAAATAGGAAAAAACAAGTAATAAGTCCAGCCTTTAGCGTAAAGTCCGATTATTGCTTTGCCTTTTGGATTTAAAACTCTTTTTATTTCTTCTATTGCTTTTTCTGTGTTCGGTGTATGGTGTAAAACTCCATAACTATACACTAAATCAAAAGTATTATCTTTAAACTTAAGGTTTTCTGCATCCATTGTCCTAAAATCTCCTTTTAGATTATTTAATTTAAACCTATTTTTAGTTATTCTGATTGCTGAATTTGTTAAGTCAATGCCATAGACTAAAGCTCCTCCTTTTGCGTATTCCAAGCTATCCATTCCAACCCCGCAACCTATTTCAAGAATCTTCTCTCCTTTGTGTTCTTTAAATTCAGCGTCTTTCGAAAGATAATAAAACTGAACATATCTTTCTGGTCTTTTAACTTTTGTTCCAAGGGGAAGTCTTGCCTCCCAATAGTTTTTTATTGTTTGTTTTTTCATCTTCCTAATCCTTCTTATTGTGTTGGTTTTGTGTTTGAGTTAGTGTATTTTGATTTAATCTTTTGTTAGCAATATCAACATAATCTTTATTATTATCAAATGCAATAAAATCTCTATTCGTTTGTTTACAAACTACTGGAACACTACCAGAACCAACATAAGGGTCTAATATCAATTCTTTTTCTTTTGAACACCATATTATAATATCCCTTATAATTTCTAAAGGTTTTTGAGCTGGATGTCCTGTACTTTCTTGTTCTGGTGATGATTTAATATAACAATCGTGTTTTACTTTTGATTTAATCCCTTTTGGCATAAACGATTTATCGTGTCCTTTAACAAAAAAACAAACAGGGTCTGTGCATTGCATCCACCCCATCCATCTGTGAGCATTTCCCCATCTTCTATAAAGATAAATTGATTTTCTATAAACTAAATCTGTTCCTTTAATTGCTTCAAATAGAAAAGGTAATATCCTATTGTCATAAAAGGATATAAAAAATCTTCCTTTTTTAAGAACCCTACATATCTCTGGAAATGACCTTAATATATTTGCTACATTTTTTAAATTATCTGCATCAACTCCCCCACCATAATTCTGTGATACTTTGTATGGGGGGTCTGTAATAACTAAATCTACCGAATTATCTTGTAATTCTTTTAATCCTTCTAAACAATCCATATTATAAACCTTATTTAGTTCTAACATTTTTCTTATTGTGTTGGTTATCTTGAAATCAAAGCAACAACTATTATAAATAATAAACAAATAATTACTTTAATTACTCTCTCTTTAGGTGTACCATATTTATTTGCTTTCATAAAATCGTAGGCTGGATACCCATAACTTTAGTTATGGTAGGAGATCCGTCCTCCTTAATGTTTTGTTCTTCTTAAGTTTAATTTCTAATTTACAGTATTTCTTGAATTGCAAACAGAACTGATAAAGGTATGAATCAGGAGATTTCCCTTTCTTTAATTGTTTGATAGCACCATCTAAACATAAGTTAGCAGATTCTAATGCTTTTCTTTTGTCTTTTTTGTTTTGTATTCTTTCTCCGAATTTCACTTTAACCTCCTAATCCTTCTTATTGTGTTGGTTTTTATTTGTTTATTTCTGTTGATGTTAAATGAATGTAACTTTTATTGATATTGTTTAATTCCAAAAAATCTTCTGTTGTTTCATTAAAATATTTAGCAATAATTCTACTAACAAAAGGTTTAAGATTAAACTTACGATAATCATAAATATCAAATAATATTCTTTTTATTTTCTTTAAATTTAAATCTTCCATTTCAATTACCTCCTAATCCTTCTTATTGTGTTGGTTTAATCTTAAATCCTTAGCTCTCCCATAACCTTTTGCACTTCCTCCTTTTAGGTCAATCATTACTAATAAGTTTTTATCCAACCAATTAATAGTTCCTTGTGGTATCCAGTCGGTTAGCATTTTTAACATTCCTCTCCTATTTTTATCATTCAATCCTCCAAAAATATCTTATCCATTTCTTTAGAACTTAACCTCTTTTTTAATAATCTTCCTTAACTTTCTAGCAGTAAAGTTCTTTAATGTAGGATACTTTATTTTATCCTGCTTGTTATAGAACTTAACCCACTCTCCATATACTTCATCTTTAATATCTAATGTTGTCATTTTCAATTACCTCCAACGTTTTTAAAAAAAGAGAAGGCATTTAGTATGCCTCCAATTTAGAATCCTTAAATGCTAGTTCTTTCTGGACTTCTTCACCATCCGTTTGAATCTGCATTTTGATTTCCTCCTTTTTTTAGTCTGCTTCGCAGAATCTATAATCACCCCACGAGACAAGCCCCCATCGCCGACGAACCAATTGTCGCCACCGACAATGAACCTGCCCAAGTCATTGAAGTACAGCCCAACAGAGCGAACTTGTTTACCTTTTCTTGAACTTTGTGAAGGTGTCCAGAATCTTATGTTTTTTTCTTTCTTTCCGCTTAATGTTACAAAGAAGTTTATTATCTGTTCTTTTGTTGCTTTTTTGTTGTTGATTAATGCCCTTATATATTCTAGCCCTGTATCTTTGTCAAGCAAGTCTTTTAGATATGTTGGATTGCAGTAAGGAACTTCTTTTAGATTGATTTCTGTTTGCTTTGTTACTGTGCTGTTTGCGTTGTGTATTATTTTGGCAGAAAGGTTTTCTTTGTCATAGATTATCCTATCGCTTAGTACAAGCCATCTAGGGTCAAAGTTTTTTCTTAATGATTCTATTGCTTCTGTGTTGTTTTCTTTCCATAGTTGGAAAATATGTGACAAACCCAACGTAACCTCTTTTCTTTTGTTATGATGAGCCATTGCCTTTTCTTGTGTTCTGCATTCATCATCTCCTACTAAAAGCTTCATTTTGATTTCCTCCTTTTTTTAGTCTGCTTCGCAGAATCTATAATCACCCCACGAGACAAGCCCTCACTGTCGTCGAACCAACCGTCGCCACCGACATAGAACCTGTCGAAGCCATCGAAGCACAGCACAACAGAGCGAATAGGTCTTTTTTTCCTATATGATTGGTCTGGAGTCCAAAGTCTAAGTTTTTTGTCTTTTCCAAACTTTTTTAAAGTTTTTAGAATTTTATCTATGCTACCTTTAGTATCGAATAGTGCTTGTAAGTATTTTTCTGTTTTTGTGTTCTCTTCAAAATCTCCATCAAATACGGGGATTTCAACTTTGTATTTCTTAATTTTTGCAAATTTACTTCCTACATTGTGGATTATCTCTGCGAATAAAGTTTTTTTGTTGTATCTTATTTGGGAGCTTGTCATAATTCCCTCTTTTTTTAGGTCTTGTTTAAGGCTTTCTATTAGTGCTTTGTTTCCTGTTTTTGCTGTTTGATAGATGTTTGGAGCAGAGACCATTCCTTCTCCTTCGTTGTTGAAGTGGTTTACCCATTTTTCTTGTGTCATTATCATTGGTTTTTTTATTATTTTACATTCTGATTCTTTGTTTATTTGCATTTAGTATGCCTCCAATTTAGAATCCTTAAATGCTAGTTCTTTCTGGACTTCTTCACCATCCGTTTGAATCTGCATTTTGATTGCCTCTTTTGTGTCCATTAGATTTCACCTCTTTATGTTTTAACTATACTCTATTAAAGTATAGGTAGTATATAAACCTAACGTTTTTATAGAAACCGAATGTTATTATAGTAACAAATTAAGAAAAAGTAATTTATTAATATCAAAAATTAAATCTTTTAGAATTATCTTCTTTTCCTACGTCTGATTCTTCTAACTCTTCTTCTGTGTCCGGTTCTTCTATCTCTTCTTCTGTGTCCGATTCTTCTAACTCTTCTTCTTATTTTTCTACGTCTTACTCTTCTCCTCTTTATTCTTCTTGGCCTTCTACCTTTCCTTCTTACTCTTCTGATAGTTCTTGGCCTTTGCTTTAATATGATCATTTTAAGCTGCTTTTCAGTTACTATCCTAAAAGTAAATCCTCGCTTGATTTGTTTAGGCATAACTCTTCTTAATGAAGCTATGGTAGCCCCTTTCCTGGTAGGTATAGCACCTAGAAATCTTTTACTACCTTTACGCCTTATGACTATGAATAATCTTACCATTTTAAACCTTTAATTATAGCATTAAAAATAAAAAAAGAAAATAAAGATTGGGGGAATCCTTTATTTCTTTTCACTAGCTTTAATCACTTCGTTTGAATAGACTTATTATAGCCTTGCCAATTAATGTCAGAATAATTATTGTGCTGAATGTCCCGAATATTGCTAGACCAGTTGTAAACGTATCTGCTGCTGCTTGTCCATCTGAATCTGCTAAATACACTAGATTTGAACAGTTAAGACCTACGCCTTCCCAGGCTACACCATCTTGATTTAGGGTTATAGTTCCTCCCTCTACATTACCTTCATCAACTGTATAAAAATTTGTTGGTAATAAGTTTGATGCGTTTAACTCTGTTGAATTCCCGCATAATGTCAATCCCTTTAAGAAAGGGTATGTCCCTGCAGAACCTACTGCATTTGATGTATTGGGAGCTGCTAAAGATGTTATTATCCCTAAAGAAGATACATTTAATGCTGTTTGTTTTCTAAGTACTTTAGAATAATTCGCTGATATTGCCATTCCAACTAATACTATTATTATAAGAGTAATAATTAATATCGCACTCACAGTGAATTTATTTAGTTCTTTTGCCATGTTGTTTCCCTCTTAGTTGTTTTCAAAAAGAAAAAACAACTAATTAATCTGTCCTCTTGAACAGACCTATTATGGCCTTACCAATTATGGCTAAGATAATTATTGTGCTGAATGTCCCAAATATTGCTAAACCTGTAATGAATTTTGTTGCTGTTGTATTGTCTATAGTTCCACTATCTTTAAATCCCTGAACGACTGCTAATCCAGTAAGTACAATTGCTGCCAAAGAAACAACCGCAATTCCAGAAGCTTGTAAATCTTTTAATGCATTTGCCATTTTCTAATCATCTCCGGCTGTAGGCAGCCATCCTATTTAAGTTATCTATCTATAGTATAATGTTTATAAATCTATGGGTACAAGGGTACAAATACCCTAATCCTTAATGCTCCATATAATAGTCGCTAGAATAATAGTTATTATTGGAAATATCCATAGTTGATGGTCGTTGATTAAGGAAAATTTTGTTCCGGATATAGTTGCTGTTATGGCCCTGGATAAAAATGCTACTATTGAAACTAATGCCCCTGAATACATTGCATTATTCAAAGGTTGGTCTTTTGCTTTATTTGCTGCTCTAAATAAGATAATCCATAATACACAGAGCATTATAAACCAGAATACTCCATTATATATATTCTCGTTTACCTTTATTACAAATTCAGGATAGTTTGAAACATTGACTATATCTTCAAGTATCTCTATCGTTACATTTGTTGTTCCATTAATAAATCCTGGCATTATTATACATCCTTCCTTAAATATGCTGATAGTAATATGAATCCTACATATACTATAATCATAGCTACAAGTCCATTGAAGTTAGGGAAATCTGCACCATAATATACAGATATAATATGGGCAATATCATATGGAATTGTTATTAATCCAAAAACAGTTTTTAAAGTTCCTAATCCTACACCTGCTAAACCTCCAAGTAAATCTATAACATTAGAACCTGTTGTAATTTTAGTTATACTTGAACTGATATCTGATATGCCATTGATTAATCTTAGATTTTCAAATTGATCTAATATATTTCCTGTAGTAACATTTCCTGTAGTTATTGAAGTTATTGTTTTAGTATCTGATTCTGTTATCCCATATCCTTTTTCTAAAGCTCTATACACAGGTATCAGTAAACCTATCAATGTAGCTAATAAAATCATAGCTGCAACTGGGTGTCTTAATAGTTTCATAAAACACCTTCGCTTCGGATACCCATGACTTTAGTCGTGGGAGGAATTTGGCTTCACCTCTTTGACTTCAATAGTAAGGGTGTACTTTTTACCCTTAATTTCAAATATGCCTGAGTTGATTAACAGAGCATCATCTTCAAGCATTTCTTCAATAATTTCTTTTTGTTGTCTTGGATGCATGTTCTTAACCTCCTGTTAAAAGCCCCCATCTTTAGATGGTGGGATTATTTTACTTCTTTCTTGTGTACCTCCCTGTTATGGCTATTAAAGCAAAGAAAAATATAATTCCAGATACCACTATCCAATCAAATACTAAAATTCCTAAAAACCATGAAACGATTAATCCTATTGCACCACCTGCTAACATAAATTCTCCATCTGAGGCATATATTAATGCTAATGAAACAACTAAGAATATTACCCCCATTAGTCCAGATACCCCAAATAGTCCCCCCTGGGCTTGTCCTGGGGTTAATATAACTGTATCATCACATATTATTATATTATTTCCTTGTTCTAATCTTCCCTTAACTATGTAAGTGTTCCCATCTACCACAGGAACTGCTAATGTTCTTGTAAATCCTTCTGATTCAATAGAGCAATTATTCAATACATTTACACTTCCCCTTATTGTTCTTCTGTCTGCAACTATACATCCAGTTACATAACCTGTTTGTTCTGGATTTGTTGTCCACCTCATTGTTACAGAATTGTTTATTGCGCTCTCTTCTAACGTGCATATTATTCCGGCTAACCCAATTAAGGGTGCAATATCTATAGGATCAACATCTACAAAGAATGTTCTTTCTGTTGTTGATTCTACATGGCATCTGCTATAACTCTGTAAATCTTTAAATACTACTCCATTTATTATTACATCATAAGAATATGTTTGTAACAGTAATTGTATGTTTGCTGTTGCTACCCCTGATATTATTGGTGTACTTTCCACTAAATCCTGTGTTCCGTCTGCATTACATTTAAATATTCTCATAATCCCATCTATAGGCTGAAATCTTGTTGTTTGCCAATTGTATGTTACTGTTGAGGAGTTTAGAGTTCCTACTAAGAATAAAGATAAATTTGTTGTGGGGTTGTTGCTTAATGCTATAGGCACTCCTTTATCAATATCCAAAACTCTAGTTATATAGCCAGATTTTGATAATGTCAATAAACCCCACATATCCCAATTATAGGTTATTTCTAAAGGATTTAAATTTGTGCAAAAACTACTTGTTATATTATTTACGAATGAGCCTGTTTGATTATAATAGAATGTCCCATCAAATATAGCTAATTGATAAGCGTTTGTAATAGCTATGGGTGCATCATTCACTTCATCAAAATAGCTTAAATTTAATATTGTGTAATTTGTAAATGTTGTATTGCATACATTTACATTTATTGATGATGCAATCTGCGATACATTATTTGTTCTTATGAATCCATCTGTGAATGTTGAAAAATTAAACCACCAGTTATGAGTTATTGTTTCTTTTGTTTCTATATCTATGGGGCTAAATGTTTTTCTGAAAGAGCTTGCGGTTGAATCGAAACTTACTAATGTTGTTGTAAAATTTGTTCCATTCCATTGTAAAGTTCCAGTTGGTGTTATTCCACTAATATCAAATTCTATATTTCCAAAATCAACAGTTAAATCTAAAGAGAATTCAAAACCTTCTGTTATTAGAGCATCAAAGGATTCAGTCATATTTATAGCATAAAAAGAATATTCTCTTGTCACTATGTTTAAATCTCCTACAGAACTAAAAATTAATTTATTTTTGTTTTTTATTCCGCTTATTGTTATTTCAACCTTATAATCATTTATTCTTTCTATTGAAACCTGTATATTTGGTTCATTTTCCAATACATAATCTTTCCAATGATTCCCCATTATTATCCAATAATCATTATAACTGCCTTCTTTATAGACTATATAAATAGGTATGTCTGATTCTTCCACTAAGGTTATTGTATCTGAGGGTATTGCAGGTTCTAGGATTTGTATATATCTATCTGTTCTTTTCTCCGAATACCATTCATCAAAGATTGATTTAAATTTTAATTTTGTTTTTATATTTCCACTATCATAGAAATCATATTTTAGATAATCGTTGAATAGTCCATTGGATACTTCATAATCCCCACCTAATTTATTTGATGTATGTCCATCCGCCCATTCAACCCCTAAAGAATGTTTGCCTATTGATAAAGTACTTATGTTATAGCTTAAATTAAACAGATAAATGGTATTTTGAATATTTGTACGATTAAAGATAGTTATTCCATCAATGGATATATTATATGAATGTATCCCAATATTATCGGAGAAGTTGAATTGTCCCGTAAGATTTTTATTAAAAATCAAAGAATCATTAATAAAATCTGTGGCTAATGTTGGGTTTATTAAATCAACTGTAAAGTTTCTTATTGTTGTATTTGACGAAAAATTATTATTTGATGTATTTCTAACTTTAGCCTTATAGTAATATGTTGCACTACTTAAGGTATCAGTATAGGTTCTGTATCCTGGGCCTGTTTCATCAACATTATTCAAAACTAAATGTGTTTCGTTGAGATTTAAAACATTCCCGAAATACAAGTAATATTTTATGTCTGTTCCATTATGTGAAATATTTATTATTGGGTTTGCATTATTTATGAAATCTCCATCATCAGGACTTGGTGCAACTATTGTTGGTGTTACTTCCCCTCTTGGTATTATATAACTTACAAATAGCGTAGGCCTGTCTGTAGCTACTGAATAATTTGAACTTCTAAAATAAGCTGAACTATCTCCTCCTGCTATGTATTCTTCGTTTGTTCCTCTCCAAAGTTCACCATAATATACTCCGTCATATTCTCTATCGAAAAACTTTTGCCAATAAGTTAAATTATATGAAAAATTAAATCTACCTGTACTATTTATTTCTTGTGGATTAACTAATAATTGGAAAGAAGTATTGATGCTGTAATTACCCCCTGCCCAGTATGGACTACCATCTTTTGGATAATCCCACGAAGCATTACCTGCGGTAAAATCCTCGCTTCCTTCATCCCACGAAACATTTATAGGGAATACTTCTGGTGTAATAGGATTACCATCGAAAGTAGATACTACTATTTGTATTGTAACATTAGTTATAGTTGCACCATCAGGAATAGAAGCAAATGTGTAATTCCAATTCATTAAAGGTCTGTAAGTATCAGGCCTTTCTTTAAAAAGTACAACATTTGCACCCCCTCCATTAAAATTAGTAGAAGCACCACTAATAGTCTTTAACACAGATGTATCTAATAATTCTGCTTCGGTAGATTGAAAAATAACATCAACTGCAAAAACAAGATTACTTAAAACAACAAGAATGATTAATGAGATAAATAATTTTTTCATTGGGTTTCCTCATATGCCTTGAACTTTCCATCTAATAAACATACTACACAAGGATCACTATCTGCATTTACTCTTTTGTAATTGCAAGTGAAACATTTTGAGTGTTCTTTCATCTTAACCTGCTATTGGATAATCCTCTTCCTCTAAACCTCTTTTTATCTGTTTATTCATTTCTTTTTGATTCTTTGGTTTGAACTCATCTTCTTCTTCCATTTTTTAATCACCTTAGTCGCAAATATAAAAGTAACTGCTGCTATTGCTGTACTAACTCACCTGAATCCCTTTTTGCGTATAATGTGATTGATCCTATTATTATAGCTGCTAATGTAATCCAATGAAGATTAGTATTTATCAACATTGTTTTAGGAAAGAAAACTAAAGTAGCAGCAAATAAATCATCATTCACTAATTCTATAAATATAAAATTAAAGAAAAAACTTACAAAACCTGTTATCGCTGCTGTTATTAAAGTGATTATAAAAAAGGCAGGTGAAGTTCTTAGTTTATATGAAGTTAATCCAACTCCTATTAATAGAACAATCATAATGAGAACAATAATTGTATCATATAATTTTAAAGTAGCTAAAAATTTGTTTCCTGTTTCTTCCATCTGCCCTTCATAATATCCTGCAGCTGTAAAGGCATCTATAAACTCTAACCACATAAAAGTTGCTAATACAGAAATAAACCCAAATATCAATAAGAATATTGCTACTGCTATATAATTTTCTGCCTGTGCTTTTTTAGAACCGAATAAACTCATTTCTTAATAATTCCTCCTTGTTTATCTTCTTTGCTATTGCTTGTGTTATCCTTGCTTTTGAAGGTGGTATTTTACCCTCTAATATGCACTTAGCCCTTATGAAATTTATTATATCATTGAATTCTTTTGAGGGCCTAATTTTAACTAAATTATTTCCCCTAACCATTTTTAACCTCTTCCCCATTTTTTATCTTCTTTTGGATCATCTGCACCTTTACCCATACTAATTAAAGATATGGATAGTCTTATTATACTAATCATACCTACTCCAAAAGATAGCCATAATATTGAAATGAAATTTATTCTTAATATTGGTGCTAAAGATTGATTTAATTCGTTGATATATAAGATATAAACTATATTTAATAATTGTATAAATGCAATTCCATATCCAAATAGTTTAGCTCCTAGTTTATCAAATATGAATCCCAATGCTAAAAAGAAAATCATTACAAATATTAATCCTATTATTATAGCTATCATATTATTCTGCCTCTCTACAGTTATATTTCCAGTATCTCCAGTATCTACTATATAACTGTATGATCCTAATGTTGTTACGTTCCAATCGAAAACACATAAAGGGGATTCTCCTAAACTTTGGAAAGTGTAATTGATTATGTTGTTGTTTGTGCTGTTGTAAACCGTTGCATTGTGCGAATTGCATGGTATTGTATAATTCCATGTCGCTGTTATTTGACAAGGTATTTCTTTCACTAACTGTATATCTTCGCATTCTTTTATTGCTGAAACTATTGTGAACATCAACAAAGCCATTATTATATATAGTGTCCATTTTTTCATAATCGTGTGCTGAGGATACCCATAAATTTATTTATGGGAGGAATTGCCACTCACCTCCTCGTGACTTTCTGGATACACTGAGTACCATCTTACATTTTTCAAAGGAATATTCCTATTTTTGTGATTTTTTAAACGAAGCCAAATTAAAGTTTCACTAATACGAATTTGTCTGGCTCTAAAACTTTCAAAATAGCCATCTAACCAGCGGACAGATACTATAAAATCCTCATCCGTTTCGTCGTATTTTTTCTTTGCCATTTTTTTAAAAGCCCCCATCTTTAGATGGTGGGATTATTTTACTTTGCATTTTTCATTATATACACGCCTTTAGTTCTATAAAATCTTTTGAATTTGCTATGCAGTTTTCTATAATAGTTAATCTATCGTCACATTTCTCTTCTTTTAAATTCTGGACTTCCTGGATTAAAGGAATGACTAATTTCTTATAACTAATTGTTTCAGGTATAAGTTCTCCTGTTATGTTATCTCTAGCTAGCCTATATTCTGTTACACACTCATAACAATCATCAGGAGCTAAACAACATTCTCCCCATATCTCTTCTCTTTTATAACTGATAAACTCTGGATATAATTCATAAACTTCTTCTGCTATTAATCCTATTTGATTTTTCTTTCCGCTTATTTTATCATAAGTTACAGGTCTTAATTGGTGGATTTTACTGCTCATCTCGTTAGTCATATCCTTTACATTCTCTTTAAAGACTATTGAAGAAGAATCATAACCTAAATCTCCACTTGCATTTATTAATAAATCTCTTTCTGTTCCTATGTCGTTTGAGTAGGCATCTGCTATTTGCACATTTCCGTCATTTAGTACTTTAACTCCTCCTCCTGTTGTAGTCAATTCCATAGTTCCAATAGTTGCTTTTCTATTTAGAACTAATGCTCTGCCATCTTCATTGTCGTATTGAAATAAAACGCCTTTAGTTCCAGTTATGTGATTCATCCCTACACTAAACCTTGAAATTCCATCAGCAGCTAGATTTTCAATATACCACCCACCGAAATTATTAGCTCTGGTAAATTCCATATTTAATACTTCCCAAACATCCGTTCCAGCAGCAGTTCCAAATCCTACTTGTTCATCAACAGTTAATTTAGTAAGTGAAGGATGAATAAATGTAGGACTTGAACTTGTTCTTGTATCTTGATTAACAGTTGCGTCTGCTGTAATAGTTAATGTCCTCGCCCCATTACTAGTGTCAAAAGTTAATATAGAAACCTCATCCTGAAGTGCTGATAAGACTTTAAATTTAAAATCAAATCCAGATGCTGCATCTGTTAGAAATAAGTCTTTAAACTTAGCATCAGAACCATTATCAGGTTTGCCCCTAACTAAAGCTTCAGAACCATTCCAACTTCCGTTAAAGGAGTTTGCTGTTATGTCTCCTGAAAATATAGCAACCCCTCCGCTTAAAGTTAAAACAGAATTAGAACTTGAATCTCCTAATCTTAAATCTCCTGCTTCTGCAACTAAAAGCAAATCTTTATTTGCACTTGAGCCATCTCCAATATATCCTGTCCTATTCCAACTTCCCCCATCAGTTCCGCCAAATTCTATAAAAGCAGTAGTCGCAGAACCTGTAGGTCCTGAATCCCTAAAACGAAACACAGGTGCTGAGCCAAAAACTTCAAAAAGTCTGCCTGGTGAGTCTGTTCCAATACCTACATTACCACCGTTGGCCTGCAATAAAACTGGAGCGTAACCAGATGGATTATTAGATGCATCTCTTCCTTGCCCACCTTGGAGAGATATTTCTCCTCCACCACCACCTATTCCACCATAATGCGTTGTTTTTGAACCACCAACTAAAGATAACGTACCAACACCTATGCCATAAGCTCCATCTATATCAGCTGTTCTTAATATAATATTTGGAGCACCATTTCCAGTTGCATAATTTTTAATTGTTATATTATCATTTGATTCTGTACCAGCATTAGGAGTCAAATAAAAAATGTCTCCTTGATAATGTAAACCTGAGTATGGACTTATTATCCCAATCCCAACCCTGTTATTATTCTTGTCAACATACAGAACATTAGTATCGACTGAGAAGTTGTTAGCTCCAAAATTAATATTATCATCAGCTCCTGTGTATGGGACATAAG